CCAACCTATGATAGTTCAATTTCCCACTGGACCCACATTTACCATTCTTTTTGAAAAATGTATGATTCATGAGCTTGGTTATCTTAACGATCGTGAACGTGATGTTGTTGTTTATAATTTTGGCCCACGTGTTCCTGCTGCTAAAAATAATATTTCTCAATTCATGCTTGATGATGATCTTGGTTATCACGACGAGCAAGCTGGTGCTCTAATTACAGCTCGCTACCACGAATCCCTCGGTTCCTTTCTCTATGAAACCTTTATTCTCGCTAATGTTTTTTACGAAACTCAGCGAGAGGCGACTTACGCTGCTAACAAGGAATCCGATTATGAATTCCGTAATATCAATTCCTATTCTTACTTCGCGCCTTCCCAAAATGGTGATTGCGGTGGTCTTGTGATTGGATGTGGTAAACGCACCACCCGCAAGATTCTCGGTATCCATGTTGGAATGGTCGATGGTACCGGACGAGGTTATTCAGAGCCTATCTTTCAAGCTGATCTTGCCCCTTTTCTAGAGACCCATTCCGGTTCTGTCCAAGGTGTTACTGAACTTCCCCCTTGTGTCATTCAAGAACAACCTCGCAATTTTAATTCTTCTTCTCAATGTTTTTCTCTTCTCGGTCGCATCGAAAAGAAAGACCAAGTTTTCGCTCCAACGCAGACTTCTCTCGTTCGTTCCCCCTATTTTGAATGCCTTGGTCCTAGTGATAAAGAACCAGCTGTGCTTTCCCCTCGTGATCCACGCCCACGTGATCCTTTTGTTGGCACTTCCCCCCTACTCAATGGTGTCGCTAAATATTCTAAACAATCTGGTCCTTTCCCAACTCACCTTCTCCGTGTAGCTCTCGATGGTGCTATTGATTATTGGGGTAAACCCTCCCGTCTTCCTAAGAAATACCATTATGATATCGCTACCAATGGAATCCCTGGCTTACCTTTTCATAAAAGTCTTAACTTCGCTAGCTCCGCTGGTCTTCCTTTCTCCACTCAGCGACTTACCAAACGCGATCTTTTTATTGGCGAAAAACCCCTCGCTCAACCTTCTTCTCTCCTTATCGCTCGTCTTGATGAACGTATTAAGTTAGCCCGTCAGGGTTTACGTATTGCCGATAGTCGTTGGCAAGATGTCGTTAAAGATGAGCTCCGCCCCATCGAAAAAATTCGTATGCGTAAATCTCGCATTATAGCTAATGGTCCAGTTGATTTCACTATGGCTGGACGCATGTTTGGACTCGATTTCTTCGCCGATTTTTACTCTTCTTACCCTTTTACCCCTAGCTCCGTCGGCATGGATTGCGAAAGTACTGATTATCATGATATGATGTCCTATCTTTTCGAAGTCTCTAACGTTGGCTTCGCTGGTGATTTTGGACGATTCGATGGCACTCTTTCACCTCAAATTATGTTCCTTTTCGCTGAACTCTGGAATGAATACATGCAATCTGCTCCTGACTGGAATGATGAAGACACTATTCTAGTCAACACTCTCGTTGATGAAATTATACATACTGTTCATCAATGTTTAGATGGTGTTTATATCATCCATGGTGGCAATCCATCTGGTCAATTCGCTACCATCATAATGAACACTTTTGTTAATTGGATGTATTTTGCTGTCGCATGGCTTGAACTTGCTCCCCCCCATCTCGCCACTATTACTGATTTCAAACGACTCATTCGCCTTAAGCTTTGTGGTGACGATGTCATTATCGCTGTCGCCCCCGAAGCTATTTCTTTTTATAACATGAGCACCGCTTCATCTTATTTCGCGGCTCACGACATCGAATTTCTTCCTCCCACCAAAAGCGGAAATAGTCCCGATACTCAACCTCTTACTGAACTCATGTTTCTTAAGCGCTTACCCCGCCGCCTTCCTGAACTAGACTCCATCCGATGGGTTGGTTCTATCGATCTTTCCACCATTCACTCTATTATCGATTGGAATACTGATCAAAAAGGTGTTCCTCCTCAAACCGCAGCCGAAATTAATCTTAACATGGCTCTCCGCTTTGCTTTCTTTCACGGGCGCAAATATTTTGAAACCCTTCGTAATAAATTGCTCTCTACTGCTAAAGAACGCCATCTTTTCCCCCCAAAACTTCATACCTGGCTCGAGCTTCACAATCAATATACCACTCATGGAGCCATTCTTGAACCTGGCGAAGCCCAATCCGATGAAATAGTTCTCCCAAAAGAGAATCAAATCGTCGAAGGCACTCCTGCTTTAGGAGTCCAAATTCTACAACCCGAACCCACTATTATGGCTCCTGTTACCAACGCTCCTCATTATGAAGGCTCTCGCGCTAAAGCCATGATTCCTGAAACACCTTGGAATCTTACCGATATGCCAGCTCGATTCTCGCAGGTTGACCATTTCCAATGGAGTACTTCTGATACTCGTCTTACTATTAAAAAACAATACTCCATTCCTTTTGATCTTATTTTTAATCAAACCACCAACGTCCCCTTTCAATTTTTCACTTTCACTCGTTTTACTACCAAAATTCAAGCAACTTGTACTGGTCCCAAAACTAGTCAAGGCAAACTTCTTTATATTTTTACTCCTGGATACAAGAAAGTTGAAGCCGCCAATCGCCATTGTACCAATCTTTGTTCCGCTACAGCTGTTACGAATTTTGGTCTTGGTCCCAATCAATCATCCGCTGGTATGGAAATTCCTTTTTATAACATCAATTCTTACATGAATACTGCTAATCCTGACCCCAATGTAGATTTCGTCGGTACGCTCTCTGTTATCGTCATGAATCCTCTCTTCGTTGATCCCAACTCTTCCATTCACTCTTGCGATGTTAATCTATATTGTGAGTTCATTCAATCCGCTTTTCACCTCCCTCAAAGTGATACACTCGCTCTACGTCGTATGAACCCTCTTTATCTTTCTGAGCTTAATGTTCGTCAAAGTGATTTGGACAAGGTCCGTATCACTAACTTCATGAAATCCCATCTTTCTCGCTCTTCTTCTTTTTCCGAAATAACCGAAGAAGAAACTTACACTCTTGAGGAATTCCAACAGCGTTTTCCTCACATTAAAATTAAAGAACGTGGTGAAGCTCAAGGCTCTTCCTCCTCTTCTAACAAGGCTGATACTAGTAGTCATACCAATAATACCGCCGGTGGTAACAATTCCAACAATACTACTTCTAGTACGCGTCATTTCGTTGGTGGTGATGAAGTTACCATTTATAATTATATTCAAGATGACACCATGACCGAAACTCCTTCCAAATTCCAACGCTCTCCTCCAGGTCCCCCTCCTATGGCCGGCTCTAAAGGAACTATGGGAGGTGGCGGTGGTACCGGTAATAATTCCGGTAATATTGGTAATACTGATTCTAAAGGTGGCGCCCATACTGGTACTCAATCTTCCTCTGCCACCACTGAAATTTCCCCAAAAACTGACGTTTCCATTCCCGCTGAAATGGATAAACCTCCTACCGTTTTCCATATTCGCCAAGAAACTGAACCCACTACCGTATGGGCCCATGGTACTGGACGTAATTACGCCACTCGCCTCGACCTTACGCAACGTCCCCATCAAGCTGCCGATGCTGAACATTTCGCCACTGCTGAAGATGAAATGTATTTACCAAATCTTTGGCAAAAAACCTCTTTTCTTACTGCTTTTACTACACCTGCGCAGACCACCATCAATACTCGCCAATTTAACTTTATTTCTATTACCGACGGTACCACTGTTGGCACTATCATCGCTGAAGGTATTATTTCTCCAGTCTCTGAACTCTACGATCCTGGTCTTGATACAGGCGGCACGCAAAAGCTTTTTATTTCCAATCTTTGCTACTACACTTGTAAGAAGACTTTTTGGTCTGGTGGGTTAGTCCTCACCTTTGAATTTATTTGTACAGAACAGCACAATATCGATCTACTTTTTACCCCTCACTACGGAATATACACAGTACCAACTGACCTTGGGGCCGCCACCTCTCAATATTCCACTTATTTTAAACTCGGTCCTGGAAATACCGTTCTTGAAGTCACCATACCTAACATTTTTCAGCGTCAATTCCAACGCGTTTTCCATGGCGGCTCCATTAATTCCAATAACACATCAATTGGTACTTGGTCTTTACGTACCTTGTCCCAGCTTAATTTCCCCTCTACGGCTAATCATACCATCGAGGGTAATATTTATATTGGAGGCGCAAAAAACTTTCGCGCTTGGGGCGATTACGGTAATAACAAATCCCTCGTCCCTATTTGTGGCCAATGTTCCGAACGCGGAACGGCCCAAGCTTCTGCCCCCGATATATCAGGAGCCGTTGCTCATCAAGGTCAATTACTTACCAATTTTGACCTTGTTCCTCATGATCCATCCCAATTTGGTAGTGAAGAGCTCGATCTTCGCACCTCATTTAAACGCATGATTCCCCTTGGTATTTATACCGATATTAATGTAGCCAATCAATTCGGTGGCCAAGGAACTTTTTACACTAATGAAGTGGGTGGTATCAACTCTCCTCCAAATGGAGTCGGCTTATACCAATACCCTCTTGTTATCGGAGCCCATACCGCTGCCGAAATTTGGTCACATGGTTTACCTGGATGGTACGCTCCCAGCTTTCGATACCATCGTGGCTCTGTTCAATTCGCCTTTCTCCTTAATTGCAACTCTACCGGAGCTGACGCTATTGGCGATTTTTCAAATTACTCTGCCTTTGCTAAAACCCCCAAGTGGCGTACCATTGTCACTTGCGAATCTGATACTCGATTTTATACCGACTTCTATCCTGGCGTTTCTGGCTCTAATGTTCTTGCCAACGCCCGTGCTCAAGGCACCATGGTCGGTTACTTTGGTTTTGGCTCTTACCTTTCTTCCAATATCACCAACAATCCTCAAGGAACCGCTTATGCACTGTGTTCCTATACTACTTTTGATCCATATGTGCAAGGCCAACCACCAAACGATGGAACTACTAATACTGGTAATACCGGTCGAACTCTATACAATTCCATCCCTCTGACTATATCCTCCTCAGAAAATGACTGGCACAACGTTACCATCCCTTTTCTTACTGAATACCCTGTGCTTTATATGGCACAAGCTTCCAAGGCTGGCACAGGCGCTACTGATATCAATCTTTTCACCCACAGTAGCGTTTTACTTGCTATTCTCATGAACGTTTATGATCTTTTTGATCAGAATGGCAAACAACAATGGTCCTTTTCCTATACCTTAATGGGCTCTATGGGTGATGATGCCCGTTGTGGCGGTTTCCTTGGACCACCCGCCGTCACTTTCACTAATATTCTTATACCAACTGACTCCACCAATTTAGCTGATCGTGTTCATCACCAAACTCCATCTGGTGATAATTATCCCAATTCCATCGGATAATTCTTATTATCTAAAACTATAGTATACTAGTTTAGTCTAATCCTCAGGAACTTAAAAGTTTCCATGTTTTAACAATGCAACCTCGAAGTGCGCCATTGGGCATGAGTTACCGTTCTGGGGCTATAGATAGTTTTTAG